TTATTTAAATAAAAAAGTAATCATTAATTGATGGTTACAACTTCATAACTTTTTAATTAAATATTAATATTATTTCTTTAAATTGTTTTATTATATTATTTTTTTAATAATTTATATATATATGAATTGTCAAGAAATATAAACTTTTTTGCTACTAGTAGCAACCCATCCATTCCAAGCAATTCCATTAGATGTAGGAACAGGTTCCATTTTAGAATCAACAGTTTTATAGTAAAATCTAATTTTGTCAGGTTTATTTTTTCAGTCGTTTTTCATGTGTTTATATATAATATATTTATATATTATTTTAAGGTATGGGCGGAGATATTTTGGAATTTATGTTAATTTATATATACTAACCAAATCTAAACCAACACTTTCAATATCTCTAAGCCAATCTCCAAGTATTTCAAATGAATTTATATTTTCCAAACAATTAACAAAATCATTTTTAGATAATTCATCATATCTATCAAATCCATTAAATCGATTTGGAGATTTTTTCCAATTCTTTTCATCTAATTTAATTGTAAATTTATTACCAAACCAATTTAACTTGTTAATTTTGTAAAAGTGATTAATAGTATATCCTAATTTATCACATCTAATTTTAACCAATGGAGTCAAATCCAAATTATTTAATTTTGCCAAATCACCTGAAAAAAATGTTTGAACAAATTCTATCCAACCAAAATATGCTAAAGATAAATCAATATTATATTTTTCAGGTGCTTTAAAATACCAAGTTGACTTGTCGTGTTGATTTGATATATCCAAATTAATATAATTATCTGTTCCGGTAATAAAATTAGAAATATTTTTCATATTCCAATTACAATAAGTAGATTCTTGAATCGGGGTATGTAAAGGATTATTACCAATAATTTTCCATCCGATAGCTTTAAATGTTACTTTTTGTTACAATTTGTTATAAATTGATTGTTTATAACACTAACTTTTTCACATTCCTCAGGATGTATCGTATCCCACGGTCTTACGACCTTTTTTATATTTTTTATCAAAATATTTCTTGCACCATTTATGTCTCTATCCATTTTACAACCACATACACATTGTTTTATTCTATTTTTTGAATAATTCATACTATGGATACCACAATTGGTGCAAGTTTTTGATGTATATTCTTCTGTTACTTCTACTAATTCACTGCCATACTCTTCACATTTGTTCAAGAGGTGCATTTTAAATTTATAGTGTGATAAATTATTTAATACAAATTTTACTCTACCATTTAATTTTCTTTGTTTATATACTCTTCTTATTTCTTTTTTACATTCTTCTTCTCCTTTTTCAAGATTTAATTTATTAAAATATTCTTTGTTGAATTTTTTATTTCTTAACATATTTTGAGTTTCAAATTTTGGCAATAATATTTTATCATAATTTTTTGCAAAATATAATGCTGTTTTATTATGTAATTCCTTGACTATATTTTTAATTTTTTTATATAATCTTCTTATTTTTGTTTTAATATGTTTTTTATTTCTTAACACATAATTATTTCTTAACTTGCTTTTATTAATTTTTTTACCTTTTTTATTATATTTTACTTTTATTTTGTTTAATTTATAATCTCTTAATCTTTTACCATTTATTTCTTTATAGTCATTTTTTTTATTTGATAATATCCTTTGATATCTTCTTATTTTTTTTTCAATAGGTAAAATTTTATTTCTAATGTTTTTACCTATATGTCCATAATTTATTTCTGAATAAAAACTTGCAAATATTTTTTCACCGGGATCTATTGACACAACTCTTATTTTATTATTATTTTTTGTTATTTTTTTATAGTAAGGTATTGATAAATAATACTCATTATTTTCTTTATCACATATCAATCTACTGTCTCCAATATCATCTAAATTTAATTTTAAATTAACACCTTTCATATTTTTTAAATGACTAAGGTAAAATCCATTACTTTTAATACTTGTTTTAGGTAAAAATATGGATTGTGATTTAGAAACATCTTTTGATTTTAATTCAAAATGTTTAATATTACCATTTTTCAAATTAGTTTTACAAGATTTTAGATTGGAAAAAAATATACGAACTTCATCACTCAAAATATCATATGGAGCATTTTTTTCATTTAATTCATATAAATCATTAAAAATTTTTACTTTATCACTCCTATCCATATTTATAAAATATGATTTATCATAGTTATATTTTCTAACACAAAAATCATAAACTCTAATACATTCATTAAACCAATTATCAAGTATAGTTTTTTGTTTGTTATTTGGATAAATTTTAATTTTTAATGTTTTAGTAGTTCTTTCAATATTTTTAATCGCTTTATTTTTTTTGGTTGTTAAAGTTTTAATTTTAATTTGTTTTTTTTTATCATCAAATTTATCGCATTTATTAATTTTTTTGATTTGTTTTTCAAAATTATCACTAATCTTTTTTTCTTCATCATTGACATCAACAACATTATCTTTATAAAAAATTAAGTTACTCAATAGTAAATCATTAAAAAAATAATTAGTATTAAAGTTAACATTATGTTTGTTTAATCCAAAATTAATATTTAATGGAATATTGATATCAATATCAGAAGAAGGAATAGGAAAATATGATGATATTTCTTTATTCCACCATTCTATCATATGTATTATAATATATATTTTATTTCTTTAAATTGTTTTAATATTATTTATTATAATTTGTTATAATTTGTTATAATTTGTTATAATTTATTATTTTTAATATTAAAATGAAATAATTTAAAAATAAATCAATATATTATAAATACCCAAAAAATGAATAATAATTATTTAACAAGAAAAGAAGCAATAAAAATATTAGGCATTCATTATCATACATTATATAAATTGGCAGAAAATAAAGAAATAGAAACAGTTAAAATAGGACAAAGACAATTATATAATGTAAATAAATATTTACAATCCAAAAAAATAATGAATATAAATCAAATAAGAAGAAAAATATGTTATTGTAGAGTATCAAGTTCAAAACAAAAAGAAGATTTAGAAAGACAAATTGGAGCAATGAAAAAATTATATCCAACATTTGAAATAATTAGTGATATAGGAAGTGGATTAAATTTAAATAGAGATGGATTAAAAAAAATAATAGATTATGCTATAAAAGGAGAAATAGAAATTTTAGTAGTTGCTTACAAAGATAGATTAGCAAGATTCGGATATGAATTAATTGAAAGATTAATTAAAGATTATTCGGGTGGGGAAATAAAAATAGAAAATCAAGATGAAGAAAAAACTCCGATGGAAGAATTATCAAAAGATATAGTATCAATAATGAATGTTTATGTAGCAAAAATGAATGGATTAAGAAAATATAAAAAATTATTAAAAGATGATATAAAAAATAATGGAAACATTAAAAAATCAAAAATATAAAAAATTGAAATTTATTTTTTGTTATAATAAATTATAACAAAAATCTATACCGTAATTTGAAAAAATATTAGATAATTGATAAAATTTACCTGTAATGATTTGATTTGGATAAAAATTTAATTGAAATTTGGGTTTTGAACTAGAAGCCGTCCAAGTTATTTGTTTTGGAGTAATGACGACATATTCTGATGAACCAATATAAACCAATTGGTCTATCGATGGTAATTTTGCAAAACACGTTAAAATTATAATTCCAAATACAAATAATAAATACATTGAGATTAAGTTGATATCAAATTAATATAAATTAATTTTATATTTAATTCAATAATCAATTTTTACTTATAAAGAAATTAGTATTTGATTAACTTGATAACATTTTCTGGTATAGAATCCCATATTTTAAACATTCTATGAAATAGTGTACCATTTGAATTAATAAAATATTCATAACATCCTGTTTCAACATTTCCATTGAATTCAATCATACCATAAAAATAATATTTGTTACAAGTTTTATTGTTTTCATTTTGATTTATTGATTCAATACATATACAATTATATTGGGCTAACATTGAATCTAAAATAAAAGGGAACATATGATATAAATCTGTTTTTTCTTCTTTACCAATATTTGGGGCATATGTATTTATCCAATATTTAGGTTTATTACCACAAGCCAAATGAAAGATAGTCGATTTAATTTTATTTTCAGAAATAACAATTGTATTAATATTAGAAGTGATAACTTTATCAGTATTATAAACAATACTATGATACATATCTTCATAATGTGGTTGTTTAATTGGAAAATATAATTTAAATAATTTTTTAATTACAACATCTTGGTTAACAAATTTTTTGCTATCATATATAATAAATTTATTATTAGTTAAACCTAATTCATAATTATTAATGATTTGTTTAATTTCATCTTCATAATCGATAAGAATTTTTTTTTTGGAAGAAATTAATTTATAAATATTTTTAATTTTTTTAATATATATTTTAGGTTCAAATTCCAATTGGTTAACATTTGTATCAGATTTATCTGAATCAGTATTTTCATTTGATTCATCATCTGGAATTTTCCAATATAATTTTGAAACATACTCAAATATATTTTTTAAATTATTTGTAATGTGATAATCAAGTCTATCAGCTATAATAGTTGAAAAAATATTCATCCATTCATAAAAATCATCTTTAATTTTTTTGATTTCATCATATTGATTAATTGAATTTGTGATGTTTTGATAAATATTTTTAAAATAATTTAATATGTTTGAATGTGTTTTTGTATTATTGTTTATATATTGTATTTCGTTAATAATTTTAATTGAATAATATAAACCATATAATATAACTAATTTATTTTCTATCGAATTATATTCATCAATACTAAGTGCTATTTTTTTTTCATTCCAAGATAAATTATAAATAGGGTCGGTAAAATCAATTGATTTTAATTTAGATTCAGGTACAAAATGTTTTAAAATTGATTGATTAATACAAATATGTTTCATAGCATAATCAAATAAATAATTTTTAATAATTATATCACTATTTAACCAGGAATTAATTTTTGGAATAGTGATTAAATAATTAAAACAATCTTCTCTGCTATACCGTAAACACAACAAAACACTTGTGAATAATTTAATATTTTTTTTTGTAATTTTATGTAGGATACTATTAGATTCAACAAGAACTTTTAAAGTATCTAAATAACCTAATTGAATAGCAAAACTAATAGGGTCATTGTTTATAAATGGTGGGAATTCATCATCCCAATTTACAATTGGTTCTCTGATTTTTGCTCCTAACTCAATCATAAATTTAACAAATTCTGAATTACCATATTGAATTGATGGAAATATCAAAGTATATCCAATATTATTTTTATAATTAATGTCAGCACCATTTGAAACTAATATTTTTATTATTTTTTTAAGATCTTCAAATTTTTTATTATCCATTTGTTTAAAATCAGTCATTGTTATCACACAATCAATGATGCTATGTGAATCGTATGTTATTTCAAGAGATTTGGGAAATTTTTTACAATATATTTCAATTAAATCAATCATTCCATAAAAACACAAAAATTCTAAATAATTACCATTTTCTGAATTTACTTTTTTATAATCTAATTCTTTAATTGTGAAAAAATATCTTAATAAATCTTGATGATTTTCATATAATGCCATATGAACAATTGTATTTGAATCTTCATCTGAAGATTTATTTATACTATTGGGAAAATTATTTAAAAATATTTTAACGATATCAATTTGATTATAATAAACACTTGTTCTTAGCGAACTCATATCATTTTTATCTAATTTTTTTTTTCTCTTTAATAATAAATCCAATAATTCCAAATATTTACTATTACCACTATCAATCTTTTTAATTATTAAATCAACTAATGAATATAATTTATTAGATTCATCTATATTTACTCTAGAATCCTCAAGTAATACTTTGGCACAATCAAATCCATCTGATACAATTAATGATATTATTAAAGGGGTATTTGAATCTGTTTTTTTTAAGTTTGGATTTACACCAATATTTAAAAAATATTTTAATATTATTGGATTTGATGCATGAACACAAGTAAAAATTATATTTGAATTAGATTCAGTTATTTTATTAAAATTTGCCCCTGATTTTATTAAAAGTCCAATCATTGGAATATCATTCATATAAACACAAAATTCTAACCAATTAACATTTTTTTTTGAAATATTTTCATTGATATCACATCCAAATTCCATATACTGTTTAAATTTATTAATTCTTTGTTGATCTTTATTTTCAACAAAACTTAAAATATAATTATCAAATGTTTCTTTACAATGAGGTGATTTTTTAGATTTAACTAGTTTTACATAATTATTGAACAAGTCATGACATATCATAAATATATATTATTATATTTATTATAAGTATTCAATCATAAAATCAATATTTTTTACTATTTTTTACTATTTCTTAATTTATTTAATTTTTTTTTATATTTAAGGTATTTTTCTTTATATGGGTCCCCATCTTCTGTTATTTCAAAATCATTATCTGTATCACTTGGATTTGATTTTGAAATAGATATTTCTACATTATCTAAAATATTATCGTCTAATGTATATTTTTTTTTTAATTTTTTTTTAAATTCATCTATTTTTTCTCTTTTATCCATAATAATTTTTTCTGAATCTATAAAATTAAATAAAGGTTTAGAAATATTTCTTTTATTAATTTCAAATTCAATAAATCCATAATTTGTATTTATACTATTGATTTCATATGTTATTTTAAATAAAGATTTAATATCAGCTAAATTATTTTGAATTTCTAATTGTTTTGTAAATGTTTTCATTTCATCTGTTATTTCTAAATTTTGTGAATTTTCTTTATGGTTTGAATTTGATATTCCCACAATAAACTGATTTATATTTAATGTCCCAATAATTTTGTTTTGATTATCCATTTTTTCTAAAGTAATTGTTGATATTTCATTTCTGTTATTTGAATCACCACATATATAACTTATATTTAGGTCTTTTAGTAAATAAAAATATCTGTCAATAAATTCAAAAAAAATCATTGATTTATTTATCTCCATTTTATTATTTTGATATTCACAATTGAATAAAGATGATTGTGAAATAAAAATAATTGATTTAATATTAATGTATTTTTTTAAAATATCACCCAACTCTTCCATTTGCAAATTAACCAAATCATTAATAGTCATATTAGTTTTATATTTGGATTGATTTATATCTAATAAATATTTTAAACAAGTATTAGAAACTAAACTATTATTCGGTTCAATTAAATTAATTTGATTATTTAAAAATATTAATAGGGTATAGTCTATTATTTTATAATCCAAAATAAAAATTTTTTTAAAATTATTTTGAGAATTATTAGATATACATAATAAATTAATTAAATTATCAGATTTTAATAAAGTACCATTATTATCTAATCCAAAATCAAATCCACCATACATAATATATTTAACTAATTTTTTATCTAATAATTGAATATTTTCCAAAAAATATTTATAATTATTATTTGATATATCAGTGTTGGAAAAATAACTATTACCCCCATAAATTAATTCTGTATTTGACATATTTTCTTTATATTTTTCATTAATTATATTAATATTATTTTTAAAAATGTCATTTTGATAAATACCATTGGTCAAATAAATAAATTTCATTTTAATATTAGTTTATATAAATAAATTGACAAATTAAAAATTAAATTATTTTTTTTAAATAATACAAATTAATTTTTGTATATCCTAATTTTTCTAATACATATTTTGAATTTGAATCAGACAATGGAACCGAAACAATATACTCAATATTATTTTGTATACCAAATGATTCTATCCATAATCTTAATTTTTTATTTAATCCCAAATTTCTGTATTTAATAAAGGTATACGAATAATTAATATGAATATATTGTTTTTCAATCAAATCTGGGTTAATTTTATTTATGTAATTACCAAACCAGATAAAACTAATTATATCTTGATTAACTTTATTAATCACACATACCACAATTTCATTTGGTTTTATTTTTTTTGGTAAAATACAACCTTCAATAGTTCCATTTTCATTTTTTATTTTTTTACCCAATAAACTTAACATCCCAGTTTGAATTGGTTTTATTAAAAAATTATCCCAATTCATTTATTTAAATATATATTGCAGATTAATAATAAATATCATATTTAGGTGATTTAACCTATATCAAATATTGTAATAATCAATTTTTTTAATTAAATCCATAATAATTTTCTGTTTTTTTTTGTTCTTTATCTAATTGAGAATTAAATTTATTTATTCTTGGTCTATTATGTCCACTTAATCTCATTGTTATACCCATTAATTTAAGAAATCCATTTATTCCCGAAACAAAATTCATAGGTTCCGATACAGAACATGTTTTTATCTCATTTAAATATGAATCTTGTTTAACCAATATTATTGTGGAATCAAATTCTTGTGCAAATGCTACGCTCATCATAATATCATGTTCTATAATGTATGCGGTTTTACCATAATTCATAATAAATTTTTTTATTATTTTAGTAACTTTTAATCTTTTTTCAATATCCAAATTAGCAGAAGGTTCATCTAATAAATATATATCAGCAGGTGTTCCAAGACACAATACAATTAACACTCTTTGTAATTCACCACCTGATAATTCATTAATTTTTCTTGTGTGTAGAGATTCTATATCTAATTGTTTAACAACATCAGTTTGAAAAGTTGAATTGAAATAATTCGATTTAATACGATGATGAAATAATTCAAGAACGGAAGGATAAGAACCATCTGAATTAGCATATTTTTTAATTCCACCAGATTGTTCTTTTACACTAACACAAAGTCCTAAAGTTTTTCCTAACCAATTAATAAAAGTTGTTTTACCTGTTCCATTTTCTCCCAATATAACATTTATTCCGTTTGATAACTTTACAGTACCAGACGGAATATTTAACTTATAACCTGGAAATTCTATATTTGAATTGGAATAATTTAAACTATTTGAAATTGTTTTTTCATTTGGACTTTGGTTTTGACTTTGGTTTTGACTTTGGTTTTTTCCATCAAGCTCAATATCTGTTGAATTAATCAAATTGGATGAAAAATTTGTTCCAGGTTTTAAATTAAATTCTTCATCTCTAAATCTAATATTTTGTGAAGTAATATATCCGCTCAAATACATATTTATTCCTTCTAATGTTGTTAAAGGTTTTGACACTATTCCATATGCACCTGATTTACCATATATTATATATAATTCATCTGATATGTAATCAAGAATTGATAAATCATGTTCAATAACTATCACATATGAACCAGGATTGGTATCACATATTGATTTAATTAATCTGGATACTTCTAATCTTTGTTTAACATCTAAAAAATTAGAAGGTTCGTCGAAAATATAAACATTTGCTTTAGCAGAAGCTGTAACCCAACATAATAATCTTTGTAATTCACCACCAGATAAGGTGTCCATTTTCAAACTAATAATTTTATCTATTTGTAAAGAATAAAATGAATCCAAATCAATCAGTAAATTTAAGTCTATACATTTTGATTCTATAAATTCTTTTACGGTCATATTATTTTTTGGAATCATTTGTTTAATTTTTTGTTCCTTGATGGAAAAAGTTAAATTATTACCATATAATGATTTTAAATAATCTTGAAGCACAGTACCTCTAAATTTAGCGATAATTTCTTTTGGAATAAAAGCCTTACCAAATTGTTCAAAATTTGGCATAAATTTTCCAGATAGGATATCAATCAAAGTTGTTTTTCCTACACCGTTTTCTCCTACTATCCCTATAATTGTATTTGGTTTAAGAATTGGTAATTTGTATAATCTAAATCCATTGGGAGTATAACGATGAATTATATCTGCTGGATTTTCTTCTGGTAAATTTATTATACGAATTGCATCAAAAGGACAAGCCTTAACACATTGATTACAACCAATACAAAGTGATTCTGCTATTTTGGCAATTTTTTTTTTATCAGTTAATTTTGCAATTGGATTGGGTTCAGACCTAACTAAATCGGATTTATTTGTAGGTTGTTGAGCATGAGATGGAACTATATCTTCAATATCAATAACTTGTTTGCCAGATTTTTGCGGAGGACATTTTTTAATACATTCTTTGGCACATTTATCTGGTTTACATTTATTTGAGTCAATAATTGCTATTCTAGGCATATTTATTATAATAATAAATTATGATTATTTTATATAAAAATTATTTATATTATATTGCCAAATCAACTTTTATTTTCAACCAATAAATTAATATCTTTTTCAAAATTTTTAATTAATTTTTGTACAGATGAATAAACTATATTTTTACATGGGTGACCAATATTTATTTCAATTAAACTTGATGGAAGATTTATTAAATCTGATAATTTATATTGATATTCATTATCTTCTTGTGTCATATCAAAAAAATTTAAAAGTTCTGAAAGATATATAATTTTTATACTGTCTGGTAAATAATCTAAATTAAATTTACATTTGGAATTTAATATATCTAATAAAAATATTTTGGTGGGAAGTTTTGATAAATCAAATGGTATGGATGAAATTATTTTTAATTCCTCTAATTGTTCTGGTAAATTAAACAATTTAAAACAATTTGTATTTGACAAAAATATTTTTGAAGATAATGAATCAACCATTATTATTATTCTATGTACATTTTGTGGATAATTAAGGTTTTCAAATAAATTAACAGGATTATCATCATTAATTTTATGCAAACATAATTGTAATAAATTATTATTAACATTGGTATTTAACCTTTGATTAATTTGTTTGAATATTTTTAATGAAAAATGTTCTATTGAATTATAATTTTCAAATGAAATTTGAATATCTATATATACTGATGTAATTAACATTTCAATACATTTTATATTATAATTTGATTTAACTAATTCATTCCATATTATCCAATCTGTCATATTCATAATTTAATTTTTAATATTAATTATTTATAATAATCAATATTTTTATTTGTAATATATTAAATATTTGTATTTAATTACAAAATTAATTTTTAGAAGGAGGGTTTGTATTGGTGATTTAATCCAATCAAATATTCTGTTTTTTCATCAAACTTTTCAATTAATTTTTTGGTTGATTCAAAAAATTCATAGCAAATATGTATCTCAATTAGACTAGATGGAAGATTTGATAAATCTGACAATTTGTATAAATACTTATAGTTTTTTTTTAAAATTACTGGAATATTAGGTAAATATAATATTTTAATACTATCTGGTAAATAATCTAAATTCAATTTACATTCGGTTTCTGAAATATCTAATAAAAACAAATTTGTTGGCAAATTTGTTAAATCTACTGGTACTGCTGAAATTATTTTTAATTGAGATAACTTTTCTGGTAGGTTAAATTTGATAGGGTAAAAATCGGGTACATTTTGGTTAAGATTTTCTATTATAATTTGAATATTATTCACATTTGGTGGAAATTCTAATTTTTCAAATGTGAAATTTTTTTCATTATCTTTTTCAAATGCTAATTCAAATTTAAATGAATTTGAAAAATTATTAAAATTAATATCTATACAGTGTTTTTTAAACATTTGGATTGAAAAATTATTGAACGATTCAAAATTATCAATCTGAACTTCTATTTCTAGCAAAATAACATTTGAATTTGTTTGAACAATATGGTGATGTATTATTATATGGTCAATATCAAAATTTGATTTTACTAATTCATTCCATATTATCCATGCATTTGAATTCATTTTTTCCAATTGGTTATTAGTATATTTAATATATTTTTACAAAATCAATTTTTATTTGTCATATAAAAATTTATCTATGTCCATTATGAATTAATATTTTATTATAATCAATATCACTTAGATATTCGGAATTATCGGAATCCAAATCAGATTCTGAGTCAGGTTCTGAGTCAGGTTCTGAGTCAGGTTCAGAATCAGGTTCAATATATTCGGGTTTTAAAATATGATTAGTGTCATATCTATCAATTTTATTTTCATATTGGGAATCATTATAAATAACTTTTGGATATGATTTGAGTAATTTTCGTCTTAATGCATTATTATCTTCTGGATATTTAACACATTGGATATTTTTGGGTAAATTAATTTTAATATTCGCTTGGGAATTCAGATGTAAAAATTTTAATCCGATTGGTAAATTTAATAAATCATTAGTATATTCACTTAATAAAAATAAGTTTTCTAATTGGGAAGGAAGGTTATCAAATTTGTATTTACAATTTGATTCAATTACAAGAGTTTTAAGTCCTTGAGGTAAAAAATCTAAACAACAATCACAATTACCTCCCAATTCTAAAACTTCCAATAACAATGGAAGATTATCTAATTTAGATATCACATTAAAAAGTTTAAGTTTTTTTAATTTTTCTCTAATATATAATTTTACTAATTCATTTGGTAAATTATTAGAATCTAATAATTTATTTATACTAATATTAGAAATTGTAATAGTTGAAATATCAAGTATATTTTTATTACTTAATATAATTTCTAAATTGTTTTTTGGTTCATCCAA